CGTCTGGATTTCGTCGATGCGGCGCGAGATAGGCAGGACGTCGACGCCTACCGGTTCGAGGATTTTGCGTACCTCGGTCAGCTTGTGCTCATTGGCTGACAGAAAGCGGATTTTCATTGCAAGCCTTTGTAGTATAATTATTTTTGTTTTTATGCGTTGAAATTTTGTCCTGCTACTTATCCGGTTTATGTTTTGTTGCCTGAACCGTTGCATGATAAAGCGAGGATGGTTGGGTAGAGTCTAGCTGACTACCGAGAGTGGATTACATCATTATACAGTTAGTGCGGAATTGAGCGCAAAGGTCGCGCGCGGCACGCCTTTGCGATTACGAAGCATTGATAGCAGTTTTCAGATCGTCGGCCGGAACTCGTCGTCATCGTCCAGAATGGTCGCGGTGACTTTACCCAGCACTATGATTCCCTCCAGCCCTTCCCCGTCTATCGTTTCGCCATCCTGCGTGATAAGTCCGGAAACGAACAGTTTGCCTACCATCGGATAGCCATCGTACTGAAACGCTACCTCGTCGCCAGGCTTCATCTTTACCCCGCGGTCGACGATGACAAAACCTTCAGGTGTTTCTATGCGGAACGCGCTCGACGATGGCAGATCGAAGCCCTCTTCTATATATGGCACGCTCATCTCACATACCCCATGTTGCGCAGGGCCCACGTCTTGTTCTCTCCACCGTCTGTAACGAGCTCAAAGAAGAAGGGCTGATATCGCTTAATCCACCGGTTGCACTCTTCCAGAGGCCAGACGTGATTTACCTTCTCAAGCTTAAGGCGGAAGCTCTCAGTGTTGACTATCCGGCGCCCGCGGGCATCGAGCTTGATGGCATTGTTGAATGCTGAGCCTATTTCGTATTGGCGTGGCATAATCTACTCTGCAAAATAACTGTATATAAATACAGTAATAGCGGCGTGATTTTTGGCAAGCGACTGCGTTTGGGCTTTTGTAATGGACATGATGCGCATGATTTTTTTCGGAAGGTATCGGCGTGAACGGATACATTGTAGTCACCCACGTCGCAGATAGCTGAAACAAGCGCGGTACGTAGCAGCTCAGTTGCTGAGAATGTATCGATTTTACTATAAATTCAGTAACGCTCTTGTCGTTCTGCTGTTGTGAATTTTTTTCACGTTGTTGTATCTTGATGCCGTGCTACTTTAATTCACTCATTCTTTTACTGAAAGGACTCACTATGGCTATTAATCGCGTTAAAGTATGGTTGCTATTAGTTATTGGAATATCTTATTTTTATGTTGTCGGATTTTCGTTAATCGGTCTTCTTTCAAATACAGATTTAATGTATGCAGATGATAAAGCGCTGTGGAGTTTAGTGCTTTTTGTGATAAATATCGCATACTGTGTTGTTGCTCTCCTCCACCTATTTCGATTTGACAGAAGAGGCCTCCTAAATTCAGAGGCTACATTATCTAAATACGCAAGCCTAATGCTCACCATTTGCCCACTTTTAGCGGCCCTTTTCGACCCGGTTAAATCGCTATTGCTGCAATGGCAGTTTACTAATCAAAATACGTACTTAGCCGCCGGAATCATCTCCCTATTTATAATATTTTCTCTGGCACTTGTTATAAGCTTGCTTATAATATCTAAGTCAACTGACAGAAAATTAAAGGTCAGCGTTAGCAATAGCAATTCGCGCGATTAACAGAGGTTTTCTGATAAGGAAGATAGCCCCGCCGCCGGGGCTTTTTTATCACGCTCCGGGAGCCAGTATTGCTGCCTTGATTTCGTCGATGTGTTTCAGCGCAGTATCAGGCTCTGTGAGGGCTAACTCTACCAAGCTGAAAAGCGCCTTTATTGCTTCGGTGTGATAAGCCGCCGATACGCCGGCGGTATTGAGCGACTTGAAGTCTTCGATAACTTTCCCGTCCGAAAACTCTCTCCGGCCGATGTTAATCACTGCTACCGGGCAAAACGACTCTACGTCCTGAGCTATAAGCCCGACCTCTGAACCGCCATCCTGCTTATCATAGGTGCAGCCTCGCCAGGAAAGCACTGCAGTGAGCGGATTCTTCACGCATTCGATATTGCTTTTATGTCTCTGGTCGGAGCCGTTGACCCATGAACCTGGCGCATTAGCATTGCCTGTTGAGTAAAAGTTCCAGTACTTAGATCCGTAACCAGCCCAGTCGAGAGTAATAAGCGCGTAAACATTCGTTCCAACCTGCTCACCACAGCTGAGTGATGCAAAGCCTCCTTTGCTGGATGTATTAGCCCCCCTGCCTTTCATTACGGATCGAAATGCCGGCGCATTGTTGTATGAGCCATTTGTAGCTGACGGATTTGCTGGCCCCACTACTTCCAGGTTGCTTGTCAGTGCATTGAGGGCAGTGATATCACTGTTAGAGCCTGAAGCAGCTTTGCCACTTAGTGAGCCAGAAAGAGATAGCCACGAAGGACCTGTGTACTGAGAACCATCCGGAAGCGTGACAGTGATATTCCCCGATGCACTGTAAACCTGCTGCCAGTTAGCTTTATCAAAATTGAGCCCTCGAATGGCTTTAGCAACATCGGCGGCAACCTGTGCCGTAATCCCCACAAGTGCGGCGTTCGCTACCGCGTTCCATGCAAGCCCGGAAGTTGTAGGGCCACCGTATGCAGTTGTGAGCGTAACGCTGGTAGCAGAATTCACCGACTGAACACCTAGCGTATAGGTGACCCCGCCAACCACCGCGACGATGAAGTCATTCACTTTCAGCTCTGTCGTAAAGCTCGTTCCTGAACCTGTCACGGCAGTGGAGTTATTGGTAAGTGTAATAGTGCCTGCTGGCATAGTTTTCTCCGGGCAATAAAAAACCCGGCCCAGTGGTCGGGTTTATTTGGAATGGTTTCCAGTTAATTTGATTTGGCAAAATAAATTCGAAAACCTTACTTATTCACTTCATCAGTCAATCTGTGCATGATTTATAATCAGCCCATAATCAAAAAGGATATTCAAATGAAAAAGGTAATTACTATTATTTTTGTTGCAATGTCTTTGGTAGGTTGCGTATCTAGCTCCCCTCCCCTTTGCTATAACAAGGCGGTAATTTATAAACAGAAATACGATATAGCTGTATTCAAGATGGAAGAAGGAAGGTATCTTGCGGGAAACCCTTTTTACACATGGGCAGATAAATCACAGTTTGTTGACACGTCGTCGTGTGATAAGTTACACCCCTAAAGCCTGTCGGTAGTAGCTGTCGTATGCATTTGTATAAATGAACCCAGGCGGTCCGCACGAGTAACCAGGGGGCAAGCCAGTGTTAGACGGATTATTGTAAAATGCGGATGCGTATATATCCCCGCCTGAGGCTTCCCAGTTCCCCGAAGTGTTTATTCCTGCACTGTAACAGTTATAACGGCGAGTTCCGATGTTCGGGAACGCAGGGTCACTGGGTATAGATAACACAACAGAAACGCCGGGCGTAATTGCTACGGGCTGCCCTGCATTGGTTGTTGAACCAGTCTGCATCTGCAACGGCAGGCAGTTGCTGTGCCAGACCATAACTCCATTGTTATACATGAAGAAGCCGCCCGGTGGCACATTCACCATCATCTTTGCAAAAACGTAGATTCGCGTCGGTCCCATAGCGGATCCAAAGTTAGGACGAAATTGCAGAGCCCAGTATCCGTTCTGGTTTATCTCATACCACCAGACATGATCGAAACCAGATCCAGCAGTGCTCCTGTGAAAAGCCACCATCGACATGGTGGCCGGCACATTGGTCTGCACAATCTGGTCAAAGCCGGGGGTTAAGTCTATTACCTGCACCAGGTTAAAAGGAGTGAAATTCGGTGCCAGCTTAAATACCGGCGGATTCACGGAATAATCGTTATAAACGAAGCCTGCATAATTAAGTGTTGTGGTAGCAGTGGCCGTTACAATCAATTTTGATGCTGTGTCTACCCCGCTCCATGATACCGTCTGTCCGGAAACAGATACGCCATATGTTATCTGCTGCCCCCCAGCCGAGGTGCGCCCGCCAATTATTGCCGCACTGAGGTTAAATCCGGCAAAGTTGTATGTTTTACTGCTTGTGCCGGATATCGTTGCCACGTCCGCAATGAAGTTATAAGACATGGAGTTTACGGCATCGAAAGAGGTGCCGTTAATGAATGTCTGAAATCCTCCTGCCATTATAATGCTGCTCCAAAAACAGCCGTAGGCTGGTTGTTTGTGTTGTACCAGACCATGCGCGCGCCATTTAAAACAAACCTCCCCTGCCCAGGAACTGAGCCGTTGAATTCAAATGACCCATCCGCTTTCATAATTGTCCCCGTCTGGCCTGCTATGTAGTTTGATGAATACCATGAACCGATTTTTGCCAGCGTGAATGATGCATAGTTGATAAATGCATCCCTCATAAATACCTGACCATTAACAGCCGTGAACGCCAGCTGATAGGTGCCGTTTGCGGTGTTATAAATGGCGAAGTTGTCGGCGCTGAACAGCGCGTAGGACTGTACGGAGCCGTTATTACCCTCAACACCCAGCTGCATGCCGGCGACATATTTATTACCGTTGCTGTCCACCTGGACTTTTACGCCCCACTGAGCTGACAGTTTCCCGCTCAAATCTGCATAAGCGCTTGATACCTGCTGTACTGCTGCGGAGTTCTGATCGGATGTTGCCTGCAATTGCTCAAACTTCTCGGCATATGCATGGTCACTGTCCGCGACGGTTTGCCTGACGGTGATGATGTCTGCGCGGTTACGCCCATAAGATTCGAACTGATGATCAACCGAGGCGTCGAGGTTCAGGGCATTCTGCAATATCCCCTCAATATTCGTGTCGATGTTTGACGTCAGGCGCTCAAAAGCTTCTGATTTCCTGACAGCTTCGTCGATATAGTCGAGCATACCCGGTATATCTGCTGAAGCCTGTCCGGACGCCTGAACAAAAGCCGACACCCCAAACGCATTTTTAGTGCGCACATACATGTAGTAGGTTTTATCAGCCTTGAGCCCGTGCAGAGTCCACTGTGAAGCACGCCCCAGAAACTGCGCCTCATTCTCAACATTGCCGATGCTGGTTGCCGGGACTTCTCCGGTAAACCAGAATTCGAAGGTCGTGTCAGTTGTCGCGCTGACACTCATTACAGGTACGATGTCTGCCGAAAAGATACCGGGATTCCATTGTACAAAGGTCGGTGCCGCCGGCGCGCCGATAACCAGGCTGACCTGCGTTTCCGCTCCCTTCATGCCGTTTTCATTGCGGCCGCGCACGCCCAGCGTGTAATTCCCCGCATCTAGCCCGTAAAAATCATATCGGAACTGCTCTGTTTCGTACTGCGCTACCACCCTGCCATCAGTGGTGTAAACGTAGAGCTCGAACACGATTTTCTTCGTGAGCGTTGCCGTCTCCCATGTTGCTGTTACCTGGACGGTTTCACTGTTCGTATTGATGATCCGCAAATTTTCGATATTCGGAACTCGATACCCGTTCAGCGTATCGTTAGGCATTTCGAATACGGCACCATCGTCAACCACTGCCTGCTTGTTCGGGTCATGAAGCGTAGCCGTGATGCTGTACACCGAGTTGTTGTCATCCTCGGAGATGCCCATGATGCGGAACAGCCGAGGTGCAACTTCCCCCGTAGAGATGACAAACACCGTCCCATCTTTTATCCATGCAGGCGCAGATTTCAGCGTGATGATACGTCCCGCGACGCTGGCAATGGCGTGCTTAGTAAACTTCCCGTCAGCCCCCATCAGAGACATGGTATCGCCAGAGCCAGCCAGCTCAGAAACGTCTGCGTCTACCGTAATGGACGCGCCCGCATGGGAGATGATCCGGCCACCGAGGCGCGTTGCTGCATAGTTGTTATCGAGAACTTCGACAACATCGCCGGGGATGAAGCGTATAGCTTCGCGCGCCATCTTGAACGTGGTTTTCTTGGTTTCGCGCTTGGCCGTCTCTATCAGCCACTTCCCTGTACGAAACGCCTGGCCACGCGACGTACAGCCAAATGCCTCCATGGTAGTTTCGTTATAGCCGTAGCGATCAATGAGCGCATCGTCGGAGACGTACTCTTTCACTTGTGACCAGCCGTTATTCGGGTCGGTCCAGGATACGATGACAGCGTTGTAACGTTCTGAGCGCTTCATCGAGCTGTAGGTGAACAGGCCGTCTACGACGTTTGCATTGGTGATCGAGGCAATGGGGTCTTGCGGATTATCCAGCATCACAAAAAAGCGCATGCCGTCCCACAGAGCAATACCACGGAACATCCCGGCGATATCGTCAAGCAGCTCGCGCGCGCTCTTCTGCTCGGTGATGTAGGCGTTGAGCGTAAAGCGAGGCTCTTTACCGCCGTAGCCGTCATCAACCAGCTGATCGCAGAACTGCGACAGTACATACAGGCTGCCGTCATCGACGTCGATATAACCGGCGCGCTTCGCCAGACCGTAACGGTTGTTCTTGACCAGCGCCCGGAAAATCCACGCGGGGTTATTCGTCCAGGCTGACTTAAATCCGCCCAGCCAGATGCCAGTGTAGGTGCGCGCAATCGGGTCATAGTTATCCGGCACATCGACAATCAGGCCGCGCAGGTGATAGGTGCGTGTTGGCGTATCGGTGTACTGGTCACGGTCTATCACGCAGCCGGCAATGGCCGCATAGGGGTAAGAGAGGTTATTGTCAGTAATTTCCGTGTAGCTGTTCCAGATAGTCCCGTTGGTCAGTAAATCACTGGTGCTGTCTGGTGTGATGCGACGCAGGCGGATATCAAAAGGCTTCGTCTGAGGAGCATCAATAAGGTGGGCTTCAAGGTACTCACCGGATTGTTTGCCGCGGATGGTTACGGTTTTCTGTATCTGCCATGACCCGGAGCCGACGCGGGTTTCGATCACCATAGATACAGTAGTTTCGTGCTGGTTTCCTTTGGTGTCCTGCTCAACCAGTCCGGAGACGCCGATGTTCATACGCACGCGATCAACATCAGTATCTGTCACGGTGCGAACAAGAGGCGTTGACTGCGTTACAGCAGTATTAACGACCGTTGTGGCTTCAACCGTATTGAATCCATTAATTGGCGACTGTGATGCCGTTCCGGGGCGCCAGGCAACGCTCACCCCATTAATCGTTATCCCGCCTGCAGCATCAGTTACAGGCGTGTCGTTCAGCATGAAAGAGGAAAGATGACTCTGGTCTACCGGACCGTAAATCGGCCCTTCTGAGATAAGGTCAAGAACGCGGAGGAACTGCTTTGATTTGAGGTTATCGTCGATTAATTTTGGAGTGCTGCCGCCACCGCCGCCTGAACTCATGCTGTCACCTTAGCTAATTGAAATGTCCCAGTCCTGATTGTTGGTAGTGTCGATACCGAGACTGATAACGTTGCTGCCTACGACCATCTCACCCAGCAGAAGTGGCACTGGTCGGCCCTGCCCGATTCGGTTTTCTGCGCTGGTAAAAGAGTTGTTTGTGATGGAGTTTGTGTCCTGATCTGCTGATGTTCTCGTCTTCATATGCGAGGTCATATAAAGCGAGTAAGCCACCGATGCGACGGTCACTGCGACCATGATCCACGTCGCGGCCACCGCAGTAATTGAGCCTTCAACAACCGGAACGAAAAGCACCCTGGCGCCGTCTTTTAAGTGGCGGTTCATGTGAAATTCGAGGGTGTCTCCGGAAATGTCGCTGCCGCCTATGCGCATGCGCAGCCGGGTCTGGTAGAAGTCGCGCTTGAACTCTGGGCATTGCGCCAGCAGCAGCCGAAGCCCCTGCGCCGGCGTGTCGACGTTCAAATCGATCTGGCGGAAATGTCGTCGTAAATTCCCCGTAAATCCAAAAGTGAGCATTGTTCGTGTCTCCAGATGGAGTGAATAAGAGGAACGTGAAGCTGACGAAGTGGCTCGCGGCGGCTTAACCGACCATGCACTTCGTGATGCAGAATGGTGTTTTCACCCAGCCAGATCATCGCGTGACACGGGTCGCACTCAGGAAAAGCGCGCCTGATGATTACGTCACCGGGCTGGATGGCCTCAAAGCCGACTTCACTGAAGCCGTTGGCCGCCATGTTTTTCAGGTAAAGGTTTTCGCCGCGGACCCACCAGCCGTTGCTTCGCTCGAAGTCAGGCAGATCGATGCCGCAGAGATGATAGGCGTCGCGAAAAAGCGTGTAGCAGTCCGTCACGCCGTGCTCGAAGCGTCGGCCCAGCAGGTGCGGCACCGGACGGAATTTGCGAAGGCGGCCGTCGCTGGCTAACCACCAGTCGATGCCGGTAGCCAGCTGCGCGCTGCGATCGGCAGCAGAAAGAATCAGTTTCGGATCAGGATGAGAATGAAAAACGGCGGTGATTTCTCCCGCCGCTTCTGCTTCAAGCCAGTCCGCATCGTCAATTCTGAAGTTACGCGCCGGATCAGGATGCGCATTGCGGCATCGCCACAGCTGCTGACCGTCAATAATCAGACCGCAGACCTCATCGCCGGACGAAGCGGCGTAAGCCAGGCATTCACTTTCAATCATCATGACACCTTTGCTGATCCGGGGTAGCCGCCGTAGGGCTTTGCACTCGGTTTCGGATACCGAAACTCGCAGCCGCTAAGGTGCTTTGAGCATTTGTCTTTCGACATATCGGAGGTTGGATTGTCTTTCTCGTCAGCCACAGCCGGACCGGAATAGCCGCAACCATCACTGCGATAAACCCACTGACACACGTCTGCGAGGATAGTGCGGGCCGGGATGATCGCATTGTCGCAGTCGACCGGCGTCGCCAGGTTGTAAGTCACCGTTTCGAAGGTCTCTTCAGCCATCTCCTCAATGACGTAGCGCGAAACAGCCTCCATGGTCGGATCGGCATTGGCGTTCCCGTTCGGGAAGTTCACCGCGTCGAGATGCTTCACAAGCACCTGCCGACGGGTCACCACGGCACCCAGCGCATCGTCGAAATCGTGGTTGATGCCGGTAATCAAACCTGTGATGTTCGCTACCTTCATCGTCGGGCGTGAATATGTGCCTTCTGACTTGGTTTCAAAACCTTCGACGGCGATCGGATAGGCTGAGTAAGCCCGTCCCTGCCATATCACATCGTTGTAATAACCGTTTGTTCCAGCGTGAAAGCGGATAACGTCACCGCCAAACGACTGCAGGTCTACCTCAAACAGGTCGAGCATAGCGCCAACCCCGGCATCAACGCTCTCGATAATGAGTTCTGCTGGTATGTCTCTCATATTGCGCCCATAAAAAACGCCGCCAAGTGGCAGCCATTGGATGATTACTGATCGAATATCAGGATGTTGCTGATTTACAGATAAGGATATGTTGAGTATTCAGCCCGCCCATGTTTGGGGCATGGGCGCACACAGCAATGAGGGATGGCTGATTACCTCTGGAAAGGATTAACATGTCTAACGAACAACGCATTGAAAGTTTCGAGGCGCGAATTCAAGAACTTCAAAAAGAATTAGCAGTGCAGAAACAGAAGCTGCTAACTCATGAGATCATGACCGGACTTTTATTTACGGAAGTCATTCGGGTAGTGAATAGGATATCACCAAACCAGAATGCCGCAGCTGTCTTACTGGATGCCTTTCAAGCTGGCCAAGCAAAAATTCCTGATAGCGCAGCCAAAAATGACCCACACACTAAGGATGCCTTTACAAGCGCGATAAATGCAGTGAATCGTGCAATGAAGTAGTGGCGATGTCGAGTAAGCGATCTCTTTCCTTATCGTAATTGACGCCTACTCGCACCTCATAGGTAGCGGTCATAGCTTTGGCCGCTTCTTGATCCAACTTGTACAAAGCACCACCCGGCCGACGTGCGTTCTTAATCGTCTCAGCCGCAACATCCCGCATCATCTTAGCCAACTCCTCCGCTGTTGCACTAGGCAACGTTAGACTTGCCACTTTCTTCTCTAATTCTTCGATTCGCTGTTCTAAGGTCATATTTCTCTCCAGTATTATCTCGGTACTTGTTCGAAAGTTGCGGTTAACTGATCAACACTTCCCGTTTTCTGCAGCGACCAGGATCGGCAAACGAATAGCTTCTGCACGCCCGTATCTGAAGGAGTCCAGTAAAACGACTCGACGGCCATTCTCGCTTTCAGAAATGCTTCTGCGGCTTTTGCCACGTTAGGCCGGGAACACTTTGCATCGTCATACCCGACAAACGTCAGCGAGTAGCTGTCCATCAGCGGGTTTATGCCTTTGGTCTGGCGTTGCTCAAAGCCATCGCCAAGCTTCACCACCGCTACATTTGGCGCACGCGAAGCCATGAAGCCCTTTTGTGGGCTCCAGATGAAAGTTTCTGGCATGGGATTTCCTGTTATTTGCGAGGGCCGAGGATTCCACCCGGTCGCGTCTGATCTTTCATCTGATAGAGCGCAACCTGTTTCATCATGCTGGCCATTTTCTGCATGGTGGCGTCATCAATGCCGTTAGTGGTCTGGATGTTGAACGCCACATTAAACACCGTGCCGCCGCCGTCACTGCCTGATCCGCCCAAATCGCTATTGCTGATAACCTTGCCGCTATCGCCGGGGATCATGTACTGACTGCCATTACTGGCTTTAAAGATTTCTGGCTTACCACCCTCACCTACCCGGTACATGCTGTTGGCGTTAACTGGGCCGCCATGCTCACGCCTGCCGCCGTATGATGCTCCGCCTATAGCAGAAACGACTTGCCCACCAGCAGCGGCAACTTGTGCCATGTTTGCCAGATTCCACGGGAACGGGCCAGACGCCATCGCATTTGATATGGCTAGCTGAAGGTTTAATCCTGCCTGAGCTACAGCAAAACCTTTACTGACAGCGAACAACGCCTTATATGCATTGCTATTTTCGCCTGCTGACTTAGCTACAATATTTGCAAGGCCGCTGAATCCATCGCTGATTCCACCAAGTAGCATGTTCATGCTGTCATACTGGCGCTGAGTTTCATCTTTCGTGATCTGCGCCCTGTCTAAAGCAGCTTTCCTTGCGATTGCCGTTTTCGCGTCTTCATACTGTTGGGCTGTAACTGCGCCAATCTGCTGGTATTTATTAAGAGCATCTAATTTCCGCTGCTCTTCTGCTTCAATTTGAGCTTTAGGGTCTGTGACCTCGCCTGTGTAAGGGTCTCGCGCAGTATTGGCGGCTGCCACTTCTTGGTTAACGAAGCGGGTAGCCTGCTCCGCCTGCTGCTTCGCCTTAAACGCATTGGCCTGGTCCCAAATCTTGGCGGCATAGTCTCCTGCCTGCTTTATTTGATCGACAGTAGCGCTTTTGCTTAGTGACTGTTGAGCCTGAAGGATCGCATTTGAGCGTGAAAGCTCTTGGGTAGAATCCGCTACTTGCTCTGATTTTTGGCGAAGTATTTCAAGTTTCTGGGCATCTGATTCAGCTTGAGACGCCGCTTTCTTTCCTTCAGCTGTCGATGTTTTGCGGGCATTGGTATTCTTTTCCGTGGCTGCATACTCTTCCTGCAGCGCTTTCAGGCGTTTACTGTCAGTTATGCCGGCATCTTCAGCATCATATTGAGCTTGCAGTCTGGCCTTGGCCTGACCTTCAAGTTTCGATAGCTCCAAGCGTCGCTGAGACTTCTTCTCCAGATCCTTGGCTTCTTTGCTATCAGCTGTCGATTTTGGGATAACAATTTTCGACTGACTTTCAAGTTCCTTTGTGGAGGCTGCGCGAATGCTTCTGATTTCAGCTTCTGTGTTCTTAAGATTAAATGTCGCCTGGCCAACTCGTTGCTGGTAGACAGACTGAGTCTCCCACCACTTTTTGCCTTCCTGCACTTCGCTTGTGTATTGCTTCTGAAGCTCAAGCAATTTTGGAAACCTTCCAGCGTCCCCTGCATTCTTGTTGAAATAGTTAAGGTTGTTTGAAAGCTGAGTCATTGCTCCGGCAAGAGACTTGGTCAGCCCAATTGATTCATTTAAATCTGATATTACGTTTTTGAATGCAACATCTAAGGAGTTTTTAGCTCTTTCGACACTTGAGGGCATCTTGTCGAATTCTTCACTCACCTTGCCAGCTTGAGACCTTATTGCATTCAGTGCATCCTCTGCCGTTAACTTACCTTCAAGCATCCTCTTGCGTAAATCGCCTACTGATATACTCAAACCGGCAGCCATCCGTCGCGCTAATTCCGGCATTTGCTCAATTATCGAGTTAAATTCCTCGGCCCTGATAATTCCGCCATCAAGTGACTGGCCAAACTGACGAAGAGCTAAACTCATTTCTTCACTAGAAGACCCACCTACTGTTCCTATTTTTTGGAGAGTTTCAGTGAGAGCAAGAATCTGGGAGTTTGATACACCAGCAGATTTAAGAGATTGAGTTAATTTTTCCCAAAGCCTTTCCGTATCATCAAGGCTGCTACCCGTTTGAGCTGCGATAGCGCTCAATGAGGCCATTGTATTCTTCGCAACCTCAACTGAAGGCGAAAGCCTCTCTACCCTTGACTGAAGAATCGACATCTGATCCGCTATGGATATGATACGTCCGGCGGCTTGAAGCGTGAAGGCACCAGCGATAGCGAGGCCCACCCTGCTCATCATCATCTCCATCCTTCCGGACGAAGCTGTTGCTTTTTCTGTTGACGATGAAGCGGCGTCCTGCGCACTTCTCAGGTCGTAAAGCTGCCCTGCTAATGATGCGATTTCTTTTCTTTGTGAGGCAGTCGCCTGAGACCCAGCTTGAAGTTCAGCCGCCAAAATAACTGCTGCCCTTGCGCCGTTTTGCTGTTTCTCCTCGAGTATTGCAACTTGGTTTCCAAGTGACTCCATAACCTTAGAAGCTTGGCTGGCGTCATTGGCAGAGCGCGCGACAGCTTTTCCGGTTTTCTGCACGGAACGCTCAAGGCCACCCATACTGTTTGAAGCCTTGTCTGCACCTTGCCCATGGAGTCCAGAGCCGCTTTGACTTGCGTTGAACCTTGCAGCAATGGAGCAATGTCAGCGCCAACATCGTAGTAAATTTCTCCAACCTTCTCTGACATTACGATCTCCGGGCAATAAAAAACCCGCCGAAGCGGGTTGATGTTTTTGTGGGTTAAATCTAACTACAGGCCTCATTACCGACATAATCAGCAATTGAGCCATCAACTATTGGTGAAAGGTGATCGTCAGGCTTGGATGAGCGCATCTCCGCTAGGTTCTCGCCTGAACCTAAATACATCACCTTTTTAGCTCTGCAATCGTAGGCGCGCTGCGAATATGTTGTACCTGATTTTCCATCTCGCTTAGTGATGATTGTAGTGAGATTCCCTTTACTTCCTATCTCCAGTACGGTGTAGTTCGCATTGGGATCTGACGGAACGTGCAACTTGTAAGGCGGCTTGCTAGCTGCTGCAGTGACTGCAACAACAGCCACTGCTCCCAAAATCAGTTTCTTCATTCCCTTATCCATTGTTATGCAAAAAGTGACGGCCATTAAATTCTGATAGATTAACCTCTCCGCCGCGCCAACCCTCAGACATCATCTTATTTGTTAGCGCCTTCTCTCTTTCTGGTTGCTTATAACGCCTGAGCAAGACACCGAGCTGGTCGTAACCTATATGTGATGGCCTGTAGAATTTTTTGGGGTAAGGATATTGACCTATGATCTGCTCATACTCGTAAATTTTATAGTGAGCTTTGGCTATCATGGCGTCCATTGCAATATCGGAAATGCTGATCAGGTATTCGCATGCGCTTACTGCGATCAGGAGGTGATTACCATGATTTCGAAGTCGGTAGTGTTTTCTAACTGCTTCCGTCAACTGACAGTGTAAATCAACCACTTCAAGAAAGTTTTTCTTGAACACCCAATCACGGAACCATGCAACTTTCTGCGGCGCCAATCCCTGCAGCATCATATCCCTATCCCCAAAAGTAACAGTAGGACAAATCCTAGCCAGGATGAGATGCAATGGGAAGCAATACAACTATTTGATAGCCGCGGTCTCTTTGGTGTTCCTTTCGTGCTCATTGCGCAAGAAGGTCACAACGCCAATTCTTGGGTTGATGTCTTTAGTGCAGGTTTTGAGATAACTTGATATGTGTTCAAACTCTCCTCCTCTGATGGTGTTGAGGTCACGATCTAAAAGTGACATGACGCTGTTAGAAGCATCCTCTTGGCAATTCACCATCTGCTTTAGAAACATTCCTTCCTTTAGTTGCAGACCAGACATAGTTAGCGGAATGCCAAAAATCATGCTCACTGCGACTAGGACTAATTTTGCTTTGCTGACCATCACTCACTCCTTTCTTAGACTGACACTGATTTCGATATCGTCAAAAAAGAAATGAGCTTCATCGTTATTACAATCATTTACGGTATTGCAAAGGCTATAACCAAGAAACCCGCCGGAGCGGGTTAGCCTAACTTTCGCTCATGAGCGTCGTAATACATACGCGTCTCATCGGGCATCCCTTCCTTCAAGCAATCAGGGTTTTTACATTGGTAATGCCTGCTCATCTCTGAAGCTCCGCAGCGCTGCCCCATGCAATAATCCTTATCACATAAACAGCGGACAGTGCCGCTTAGCGATACCGCACTGCTACATTCTGGACAACATTCCATCTCTAATCTCCGGCTCAAGTACGAAGCTCATCATGCTAAGCGAAGGCTTGATATTGAAGAAGCACAATCTGATGGTATTTTTGCTCTTCCTATGAGCTCAGCCATAAGCACTGATCATCTATCAGGGTGTTAGAAAATCATTCTGTAGGTTAAGATTCGATTCACTGGAAACCTAGCCAACAAGTATTTTATAAATCGTTGAATACAAAGGATTTAAAATGAGCGTTGTTGCAAAAAAAGAAATCTCACTCTCCAAAGATTATTCTGACAGCCTAGCTGACTCTTATGTGGTTAGTGATTTTAGTGTAAGCGGTCAAGATTACGCCCGGATTAGCTTCATGCGGCATTTACATATTCCTAAGGAGTTACCACAAGGCAATAGCACAGAAGTAAAAATGGAATTTTATGCAGAAGCACTTCAATCTGTTTCATTGCCATTTCATGTCGCTGTAGAAATGGCAACATTGATACTTAGTTCTGCACAAGCCAAGAGCTCTATTAGCGAATAACAAAAAATGACCATTGCTGAATCAGCGCCCAGTCTTGCATCGTCTAGTGGCAGTGCTTACTCAAATGTAATCGGTTTGGATACCGCGAGAATGGGCAGATTTCCGGGCCGTTCTTTCGTTACCCACAATGCTAACAATTTAAGCGCTAAGGCCGATGCTCATGTAAGATCATCTTTGACAGCATCGTCAGGAGTGGTTATGCCCGACGTGCACAGTAAAGATTTTGAGGAATTTTCTATGACCATCACTCGCGAGGAACTCGATGCTAAGCTAAATCTCAATAAGGCAGAAATTTCCGCTTTAACAGCAGAGATGCGCAGAGAAATGGCCGAGTGGAGAGAGCAACAAAATACGCAAATGGCTCAACTTTCCTCTGCCATATCATCTCTTTCCTCAAAAATTGACGGGAAAATTGACAGCATTGATGGTGTAGTAAAATCTTTCGATGGGAAAGTCGAAGGTATACAGGGTCAGATCACAGGCATGAATACCGCGATATCTGGTATTCAGTCTGGAATATCTACTAGGATGGCAATCTTTGGTGTAATCATCGCTGTAGTTGTTGCGATACCAGGTTTGATCTCGGCGCTTAAAGACTCACCGCAGCCTGCACAACAACCCGCACAGCAGCCAGTGTTTATTCAGGTACCATCTCAACTGACTGCACCTGCACCTGCACCTGCACCTGCACCTGCACCTCAGCAGAAAAACACCAACTAACCCGAATTCGTTCGGGTTCTTTTATTTATTTGCCATCCTCCTTGCCTTCCGCGCCAGATAGTCATCAGCAACTGCGTCATACTCTTCTTTGGTAAAGCCCTTCTGCTCCGGGAACTTCGTCGCCAACAGCATCTGAAACTCTGTCATCGTCAGCTGCTCGGCCTCTTCGCGGCTCAAGCTGAGATGTATTCGGGCAGCACTGATGTACTCAAAGGCGTTGAACTCAGATGAAGTGCTGGCCCCTTCATGCTTTTGCAACCGCCTTACTTTTGCCTTCCCGATGATTCCATGCTGAATCAAAGACTGTGCGATCAGAACCATGTTACTTACCGGCATTGCGCCTTTACGGTACACAAACATCCATTTTCCAGACTTCCCCGGGCGTAGCTCTCCGACCAGTTCTGTGATGTCTTCATCACAGCAAGCTGACAGCACATTCATCGCTGAGTAGACCACATTCTTATTGAACTGTGGCCGGGCAATGTAACTCATCAGCCACTGAGGAACGCCCCCGTACGCTGCAACCGAGCGCTTAACTAACGAGGTGTATTCATCGTTGTGCAGGTCATAAAAAGCCTGAACAATCGCATCAGGATCACCAATTCGCATCATGTTTGTGAATGATGGCCGGAAAAAGTAGTCACGTTCACCCAGCGATATCAGGCACTCGCCAATTTCTTTGTAAGGGGGTCATACGCTCTCCATAAGCATTATCAGGGACAGCACGCCGCCCCTTGGAATGGTTACGAAGCGGTAACGGTAACCGCGCAGGTGCCGGTAAAGTTGCCGTCATTGGATTTGAACGTGATCGTCGCCGAGCCAGCCGCTACTGCGGTGACGAGACCTGTGCTGCTGACAGTGGCCTTCGATGAGTCTGAAGTGGTCCAGGTGCCGGTGCGATCGGTAGCGTCGGTCGGCTGAACTGCGCCGGTCAGCTGGCGAGTAGCGCCAACAGCCAGGCTTGCAGTCGCCGGGGTCACGGTCACGCCGGTAGCCGGTACGGTCTCATCGGTGTCGATAACCTGAATGGTGCTCGCATCGCCCACCTTGAACTCAGTGGTCAGAGACACGATGTCATTTGTGCCTCCGTCAGAGCTGAGCGCGGTGATGTTCATATAGCCGATGAAAGTTACCGGGCCATACTCCAGACGAACCCAGATACCAGGCTGGCGACGGTTGCTGATTTCAGTGTGGTAATACTTGATGTAGCGGCCAATACCATACTGGTCCAGCTTGTCTTTCTTACGCACTTCACCTTCAAAGCTGATGGTGAAATCCGAGTTGGTGACGATCGTCTCAACGTAGCCTTTACCATCATCAGCATCACTGGTGACGCTGTTAGGGCTGAAGTCGAAACCTTTGCTTGTGCCGGCGGCAAGCGCTTTCCACTCTGACTCTTGCGGGAGCGCATCGCTGCAGCCGTCAGCCACTTCAAGCACAACGGCGCCACCGAACAAACGTTCGTTGCTGTTCTGGCAATCTGCCATATTTCTATCCTCTTGGACGTTTAGTTAAGCGCCGAATGTGGCGACAAACTGGAGCCGATAGACCAGGCGGCCTTCGGTTGTTAGAACGGGAGCGGGAATGCCGCCGAGGTTTTCGAGGTAGCCGACGCACGCATCAGCCATGGGGTGCTGTTGCACGTAGTCAATGATGTTCTGTACCGCGGTATCAGCTGCGCCATTCGCGCCCTTAGCGCCGATAACATCGACCATCACGTAATACTCCGACCCTAGGTCCTTGCGCACAGCAGAGCCGCCATTCGGCCGAAAGACCATGAACGCATCAGAAAGGTTGCCGCTGTCGGACCAGACCAGCTGTTGAATTGTGAAGCCCTCTGTTAACCCGGCATTGGCGAAGAGGTTGCGCACCCGCGTATGCATAGGAGGTGTCACAGCGCCATCTCCTTCTTGATCGTCCTGTCGATGAGTTCGCGTGAATCTTCGAAGCCCTTGGTCAGGAACTCTTTCTGCGCCGTGGCGCGCCGGAAGTTCTGGGGAATATTCGGGTCATGCACGTAAACCGCGTAGTTGGCTGAGTAGCCCACGCGCCCGGTTAGCCGGCTCCCATTCACGCTCAGCTCACGGTACTGGCTGTTGATAAGAGTGGATGTGTCGATCGGCGTGTAAAGCGCTGCCTGAGAAGAACCGATGATCAGCGCGCTTTGCAGCGCCCTGACAGCCTTACGCCCCTGAATATCGCCAATCAGCGCGTCAAGGTTGCGCTTCGCCTGCTCAATGCCTTTAACCTTCACGCCCATGCTATGCCCCCGTAATGATCGCGAAGTCATCCGCCAGGCGGTCGAAAGTATCTTCGAAGCGCACAGCCTGCATGACCTCATCGGCGCCGGCTTTCAGCGGATTTGATTCGGAAGAGATGCCGATCAGGATGTAATCGCCGGTATCTGCGCCGGCGAACTCGGTCCAGACCGTGCTTTTTACGACACGCTCCGCTCCGATGCTTCCCAGACGCTTACTCAGTCCACCCTGATACCCGCAATCAATCACCACTGGTTCAGCAAAACCCATCGGGTCGCCCATCTCATTCTGCCCAGCCAGGCGCTTCCAGAACGTCGCTTTGCCGGTATAGGACCAGCGAGCTAACTCTGACATGGCTTACTCCTTCCAGCTCGTCACAGTAGGCTTCTCGACGGCGATGCGCGGGCAGTTAATCACCCAATCACCGCTGCTTTTCACGTATCCGGTTGTCTGCCGGCCGCAGGAGGTTTTCAGCCAGACGCGGTTAAAAGGCTTGGGCAGCCGATGCGCCACAGGAATCCATGACATCAGCAGCCTCCTACAACCATGAATAGCCCAACCTTTGCTCCTGAAAGAGGAAGCCCGGACAGGCAGCCGTTCTTATCCCAGTCGAGGATCTGCGTGTAGAGATAGTCTGTGCCAGCCGAATCATAGGTAAAAGACCGTGACGCCCCAGATGGCGCAGACTCTGAGGAGATTTTTCGGGCGCCGGACAGGGCGGCCAGTCGCGCGGCTGCATAGATGAGCAACAGCTTTTGCAGGCTTTCGGAGTAGCTCGCCCCGTCCATACAGGCAGACGCTGCACTGACCTGCTCGATCAGCAACTGAAGCACTGCGTCAGGAACCGTGAAGCCCAGCTCAGCTATCAGCGGCTTTACGTCATCAAGTGTGATTTGGGCTGCCATGGCTACTTCGCCTTCTTGGTTGCTTCTGCCAGCGCCGCTTCCGCTTCTTCAGCGCGTTTAGTTACCGCCTGCAGCTCTTCAGCGTGAGCTTGCTTCAGCTGCTCCAGCGTTTCGGCGTGCTCTTTGTCTTTGGTGTCAGCATCGGACTGAGCCTGCTTCAGCTGCTCCAGCGCGTCATTGAGCTGCGTCTGCAGAGCTGAGGTATCAGCCGAGACAGGCGCAGAAGGAGTTGCTACTTCGAACTGAAGCGCCTCACCCTTTTCTTTGGATGCTTCGGCTTTACCGTCCGCAACCCACTTTTCAGCGATCGCTTTATCAACGTCATAAACCTTACCGGCCTCCAGTTTCTGGAAACCGGCACCGGCGAAAAGATTAGAGCTCAGGATTTTCACTAGTGCCATTGGTTGCTCCTTAAGAGGCGTGGATGACGGAGAACTTGTTGTTGATGTCCTGCTTGACCATCAGGCCCATCGCACCCCAGGTGCGCCATACGTAATCGCTGTTGTAGAACTGGCGTGGGTCGGCAACGGTGCCAATCGCCTGACCAACGATCGGCGCGATAACGCCTGCAGTCAGCGGGACGATCAGGATTTCGTTGCCGGACAACTGCGCATCTTCTTTGATGGCAGCGATACCGGACAGCTTCAGCAGCTCTTCCAGTACGGTGCGGGTAGCGTTCACGTCAAAATAACGCTCAAGGTTCGACATGATCTCGGCAGAGACATACCAGGTCTGCGGCGCATACTGGCTGTTGGTTACGCGAACCACATCACGCAGCGCGATGGCGTTAGTGCGCAATGCAACCGGATCAGTACTGGTTGCGAAGTTGAAGGTCAGAGTTACCTGAGCAACACGCTCGTCAGCCTTCAGGCCTTTCCAGGTCAGGCCGTCAAACTTAACGAAGTTGCCTTCAGAGTCGCGGAACCCGTTGAACATGTAGTCAACGTACTGACGCTGCACGTCCTCAACAGAACCGCGCTGCGCATCAGCCTGAGACTGAAGTGCTGACGGGCTGTTGAAGATCGGGTCACGCCAGGTGAACTTAAAGCCTGAATCGTGGATAGGGACCATGGTGCCGTCGAAGGTGTAAGACTTCGCATCGAGAGCCGCGCCAATCTGGCCGCTCATGGATGTGTGCGCCCAGCCACGGCCGCCGGTGCGCGCATAGTCGTAGCGAGACTGTTCGATGCGCACAGAGCGCGATAGAGGCATCAGGTCGTTCAGCAGAGTGAACTGCGTGTTGGGCTCGAACTGCGCCAGTACGGTGGTATCAAACGCACGGTAAAGGCGGCGAATGTCATCAACTGCGTTGACCGCATTCAGGCGCCCGGCATCCTCACGGATACCGCGTACACGACCGAGGAAGTCTGCGGCAGCCTGCGCACCTTCATTTCGCGCCATCTGCAATTCGGCGAACTGCGCCTGGTTAACCTCAAGGTTGCCAGTACGCTCGCCAATGGAACGGGAAAATACAAACATTCAGGTGCTCCTTACTTGATCACGATACGCAGCAGGTCACCTGCAGCAGTGGTATAGGCCTTGTCTTCTTCTACAAAGCAGCGAACAGATTCGCCATCGGCCTGCGCCTTGACCTGGCCGTTTGCAACAGAGAGAGGCTGACCCTTTTTGTAGGTGCCGGCAGCGGCGCGCACGTTCAGGAACATGCCCGGCATTGGCTGGATGCCCACAACCAGCTCACCTGCCGGAATGCTGTCATCGACAGTCAGGCAGCGGAGATAGTCATAGTTAGCGACATACAGAATGGCTTCTTCGTTGCCGTCTGCTGACGCTGTAAATTTGCCAGCATCGAAGAAGCCGATGGTGCCGGGTTTTGTTGCAGCAGCTGCTGCGCCTTCACGGTTAAGCAGCGGATTAGGGAACACGCCGCCAGCGTGAATTACATGCTTTCCATCTTTAGCCATTTTTTACTCCGGCATTTCGCTGAGGGACTGGTTAGAGTTGACCTGACGGAAAGAACCGTTAAGGCCGATAGTAGTTTGGCACTGTGCATACAGGCCATCCAGCGCTGCACCATCGAGGGCGTTGACGACCAGATCATCCAGGCCAAACTTGGCTTTCACGGCATTGCGCTTTTCGCCCTTTTCTTTGTCGGCATTAACCGCTAGGCCGCTTTCAATGGTGGTCAGTTTGTCGGCAAACGGCTTGAACCACGCTGGAGCCTGCTCACTGTTCGTTGCCGCCTCTTTGGCCTTTTTGTCTGCCTCTTCTTTCTCTTTCTTGGCTTTTTCTTCGGCTTCGGCTTTTGCCTTAGCGTCATCAGCTGCCATCTGGTTGTAAGCGTCCATCAGCTCAGCATCAGACTTACCTTCAACGTCGATACCTTTCGCTTTCAGCGCATTGGTGATGAGTTCTTTCATCGGGTTTGCTTCCTCTTTGACGGAATTGCTGTTGGCGCTGAAAAACGCCTTTAGCTGGTTGAAAAGTGTTTTAAGTGCGGGGTCCTGAGGTAAGACCGGATCGGGCGTCTCGGATTCTGCCAGGTTGACTACTTCTAACTCCTGCTCTTCGCCCTCAGAGTTAACGAAGATGCCAACGCCTTCATCTGGCGTACCTGCGCCCGGCTCATCGAGAAGCACCGCAACATGGTCGAACATCATGTTGGTGGCGATCTCGTTGTACTTTTTGCCCTTCGACTCGCCGTTAGCAGCGATGCCGGAATAAAGCAGGCCGGTAGAGATATGGATCGGGTCGGAGTTGGTGCCGGCAGCCATTTCATCCAGGCGGTTGATCAGGCGTTTACCCTTCTCGCTGGATTCGGCATAGCGGCGATCAACGTACATATCGCCCGTAACTTTGCCGTCTGCGTGGCTGACGTTCTGAAGCCAGGCGCCAACGTGGTAGTTGTTGACTGCGCGAACATCGCGCGCCGATACGTGCTTGCCGTCCACTTTCGGGTGGCCCAGCGGCATCGGGTTGCGCTCCAGCGTGTTATACGCCTTGCCAATTTCTGCTGCCGGGTACAACTTCCGATTCATCACGATATCGTCAACAACAGGCGTGATGCCGCGAACCACAATATGTGGCTTGCCGTCGATGGATTCGGTAGTGATGTTTGAAGCGGAGTTGACGACGGTCAGCACGTTAACGCGGTTGCGCTTCATGCTGTGTCCTCATTGGTGAATTTCGGGCAATAAAAAAGGTCGCCGTGGCGACCTTTTATTTAATTTATTTCATCAAACTTTTTAGGTAATTCAATGCGCTCCCAAACTGATGAAAAATATTCTTGATACTCCTCATCATTGCGAGCATCAGCGCTGCCAAGCATATAACAGACAGCATTTTCTTTGGTAATTTTATCGATGTCTGTTTCAAGGCGCGACGCGTAAACATTGTCTGGAACTATAATGTTAACTGCGCTCAACAAATCAAGGCGGGTGGAACGTAAACGCCATTCTCTTTCCCAAGTATAATCCAAACCGTACGGCCACTTAGCTGTAATACATGTAGGAAGATGTGGAGCAAATCGCCACTTCAAAATTTCAGGCAGCGCGTGCAAATCAGAATAGGTACCATAAAACACAGGTCTCCCACCCTGTTCATAAATCTTATGCTTTACAAATTTGAAACCGAAAGGTTGATATCTTGATTGATCCCATTCAGAAAAATACTCAGGCGATTCAGTAAAACATATGGCTTTTACACCAGCGGTAAAATCCTCATGACCGGGCTTAAGAAAACCATCACTAAGAATGTCAAGAAGCTTTTGATAAGCGACCTCATAATTTTTCTGATTATTCCCCTTCTCATAGGGGATCGCTCTTATCCAATGATAAAGATAGCCAGAGCTGTCTATTCGCTGATTTCTTCCCATAGCACACCAAAACGTGAAATTTGGTATTAATTTATATCACTATGACTTTCAAAAAAATCTCTTGATAGTCATTTTGCTTCCCACTGCTCTCGCTCTTTTGCAAGTTTATCTTCTAACCCCTGATTGAAAATGCTGCCGTCGGCATTGAGAATTACCGGTATCTGGCTGCAGTAGCAGTTGTAGCGGTTGCCGTTGACGGCGTAGAAAGCCTGAACCTCTTCCGTAGTGTACGTTCGCCCATGGCGTGCAGCATGCAAGCTGCGTGTTGTTGGCTTGAGCGCTGACAGCCACAGAAGGGCCGTATTCAAACCCATCCTTTCCCGCGCCCAGTCCGTTTCCTGCCATTGGGCCTGCCGAAGTGCCCCAACCTGCTCTGTCTGAGCCATGTTTTTGGCTCGGGACATCGAAACATCGAGACGCTGACTGATAATCCTCGCTGTCTCGCGCGGGTTTATACCTCGCCCTACCGCGTCGGAAATTACATTCGCCAGATCACCCCGCGCCCTGTCCGACTCCAGTCGCCAGTCGCTGTAAGTGGAGACGTAAGCAGCTGCGACCTGATTCTGATAAGCTGGGCTGCTCAGCAGCTGCGCCAGTGTGGTTTGCTGCTCATATATCGGAGACTGAACAGACAGGTTTGTGAATGCCTGATGTGTACCGCGCTCATATTCATCAGCCACGTAGCTCAGCGCCCAGAGGTTGTTGCTTCCTCCCTCCAGCAATGCATCATCCAGAATAATCTGCACGCGCTGAAGCAGATCGGCCAGTTGCGTAGCCGTCATGTCGTAGATATACGCCCCGGCGTTCACCTGATAGATGACGTTGCCATGCACCGCATGCGATTGCTGATTACTGGCTCGCTCACGCCCGGTTAAGCGCTCATCGAATAGCTGCTTAAGCGCCACTTTGATTCGGTGATAGCGCCCTTCGATGTCACGGAACATCCGGTTAACCGGACGGGCTGACTGTGTCGGGTCTGCTTTATTGCGGGGTATTACCGGCGTTCGGATCAGCTGTGGTTTCGTCATCTGTCAGCGGGTCCTTACCGGGTGGTTTTTTATTCGGATCGGGCGGTTGCTCCGGCTCATATTCAGGGAGCGTTTGCAGCTCACCCACTGCTCGAATCTCATTCTCTTTCACAGCGGAGCGGCCAAATGCCTGCTGCGTTTTCTGGGCGACATCAGCCATCTTCGCCATGTTGTCGATTCTGTCAGCCTGTGAAGGAGCCAGCAGATCAGACCATGAGACGGTGATTTCATCATTGGCCGCCGGAGCGATAAGACCGATGGTCCAGAAGCGACGCACCAGCGTCTCAATCACGTCAGACAGGAAGCCGTTCCGGCGAGACATGCGGGTTCGCGCCCAGTCCTTCATATCCTCAGAGGATGCACGTTCACCCGTCACCTGCCCAATGAGTATCTTTACCGGCATCGGTATCGTTGCGCAGAATTCGCTGAGCGAAGTGCGCCAGGTGGGCTCCGGATCGGCAGCGGCCACGGAAAGCACTTCGGCCGAACCGGCCTGCATGAACGTTGCGGCGTCAGTACTCTGGTTAAGACGGACTACCTGTTCATTAAGCGCGTCCGCCAGATCGCCATCCGCAACGCCAAGGGCTGCTGCCAGCGCGCGGAAGTCGGTTTTCTCACTAAAAGCGAAGTTAAGCTGCCGGCTGGCATTCTTCAGGAATCCCTCAGAGCTGCCGCCTGATACCTTCTCAATGTCCAGCAGCTTGTTGTATCCGGGGCGCAGGAGAGGAACGCCAGAAGTCAGCAGACCATCATCAGCACCTTCAGCGAGGATAATGACGCGATCAGGATGGATGCTAATCTGTCGCGCCGGTGCGCCGCCCTGCTGCCCTTCAACCGGAAGCTCGGTGAAGCTGTACATCTTCGGCTGCCCGAAGCTTTCGCTGTCGGGGTCGGTATCCCACTCGCTGACATCCAGTTGAGATTCCCATACCGGGATCAGCTTAACCAGAGCCTTATCTGCAGTTCTGCCAATAACTGTTTTATTGGCCGGTTCACTCCATCGCCCACTATCGCGCAGCTGGATTAGCAGCGCTGAATACCGGCCAACCATGTTACGACGATCGGCATCCTTAATTTGCTTCCAGCAACGTTTTAGCAGTCGCTTCAGCTTTTTGTCCCATTCAGACTCGGCTTCGGCATCCTTCGACTTCTCTCCCTCAAACACCTCTGGGTAATCTTCCCAGCAGCCATCGGCCATTCGTTTAACTGCCGCGCCGGCAATAGCGTTACGCTCATAGGCGTTGTAGAAGTCGTCGAAGGTCAGATGGTTCGGGTAGCCAAACTCCTGATAGATGCGCTGGCGCTTGGTATTGCCCGATTTGCCAACATACTGCCCGTACAATGCACGAGCGCGCCCCTCCGCCAGGCTGTTAATTGCCACGGACAGCGCATTCAATTTATCTGGTGTCACGTTGTCCTCCGTCAGCGCTTACGCACCAACATGCCAGTGATCTGCGGCTCTCTTAATTCGGTCAGGGCATAGACCATTGCGTCCAGCCTGTCTGGTGATTTCTTTGCGGTGGTTGGCACATATTCCATCAGCTGGTTTTCCAGCGTGTAAAGGCTGCCGCGATGTGCTACGCGGCCCTGCGCATAGAGTGCTGATATTGGCTCAGCTCGGGCGTACTTGCCCTTGCTGGCGTGCACACGGATGATCCTGCCGGTAAACCCGGCATTCACCAGCGTATCTTCAGCCATATCGCCGCCCTGGTTGGTTTCAATCACGATCGCGTCAGCTTTATGCTCGTGATAGGCCTGTATTGCGCGAGTCGCCCAGCCGTTGGGAGAATACTTGCCGCTGTAGTCGGCGTCAGTGCTGTATTGCCTCTCATCGCCGTTCCCATATACGCTGGCAACCACAATGCCCGATTCGTCGCTCTCTTCGCTGTTTGTGGCCTGCGGGTCGACCGCAACCACAGTACGCGTCAGCTCTTTAGTGATGCGCATCTCATGCGCAGCGCTGATCATCTCCTCGTCCCACAATGCGCCCTCGGCGTTGAAGCGCTTAGGATTCTGCATGTACTGAGCTTCAGCAGTGCGCCGATGAGAGAACAGCGAGACACGATGCGATTCGTTGTGCTTGAACGGCCACAGCCAGCCATCGGGCAGGCCGTGTTCAATCGGTATTGCGTGAGTGTTGTCCGGATACTGCGCAGCGTAAGGCTGGCTGTTGTCGATGATGACTGGCAGATTAAGGTGATGCCACATCTCCCCGCTGCCACCACGAAGCAGGTAGCCGCTCAGGTCGTGATAGTGGATGCGCTGCATAATCACGATCATTGGCGTCGTTTCAACGGCCAGACGTGATTTTATGGTCTCGTTAAACCGGTTGTTTACCCCGCCGCGAACAGTTTCGCTGTAGGCATCGTCAGGTTTAACCGGGTCATCAATCAGCAGCGCACCCTGCCAGCCTGGCTCCATATGCCCGGCACGGAAGCCGGTTACCTGACCAGCAGCTGAAGAAGCATAAACGCCGCCGCCGTTCTCGTTCCACCACATCGCCTTGCTGTCGGCATCGTCGCGCAGCTCCATGGGCCACATCGCCTGATAAGCCTTCGACTTAATCATGGTGCGGGCGGTTGAGGAGTTCAGCAGCGCAAGATTGTGCGAGTAAGACAGGTGCATGAAGCGGGCGCGGTTGTTCAGTGCCAGCCCCCGGCCCATCATGTTGATTGTCGCTAGTTCGGTTTTGGTATAACCAGGCGGAACGTTAATGATCAGCCTTTTAATTTCGCCGTCAATCACACGGTCCAGCGTCTGCTGAATCACCCGGTGATGAGGTGCGACAATCATCTTGCCGCCGGTTCGCTGCTTGAAGAAGTAGCGGGAGAAGTAAAGCCCATCCTCCTCGCACTCTAAGCGACGCGCATAATTCTTTTGCTCAGCAGTCGTCATCCTCCAACATCTCCCGCCGGGCAGCCTTATATTCGTCTTTCGTCAGCGTGGCCACTTCAATCGGCCCGCCGTTCTTACCGGTGTGCTCGTGTGCAGCCTGCTCTTTAAAAGCCATCACGCTGATATGCTTTCCGAGCAACTCTAAGTTTTTCACCTTATCCGGCCACTTAATCTTCTTGAGGATGTTTTCCATCGTCGTTTCATCAAAGTTGGTAACAGTGGTTAGTATGTCCAGCCCGCTCAGCGTTGTGCGCCAGACCTTAGGCCACTCGTGGACCATCTTAAGACCACCGTCATCTTTCAAGATGTCGAGCACATCCATTTCGTCGATCTCAACCAAGCGACGCAAAACGTAATCTGCGTTTACCTCTACCCTTTCGTTGCGCTCTGATTTAAGGTCAATAATACGTTGCGCAATGTCAGGTTTTGACAGGTTTTCGGATCCGGTACGGTTTGCAGTTTTATCGCTGTACCCCGCCCGAATGGCCGCTTGCGTGGCGTTCAAATCGATGAGGTACTCGCGACAGAACATTTCTTGTTTGTCGGTGAGTGCCATAGTTTTCTCATTAGATGGAAATAATGATGTTTAAACGAACTCTTGATTGTGCTTTGCTTCTATTTTCATTCAGCTCGCATGCTGATTGCTGGGTAGTGGGAAACCTGCATGGTATGACCGCCTCCAAGTCTGACTCTTATCAATTCACTGAGGATGCCATCAGTAATCAGACCTTCCAGATAAAAGCTGAAAAGGAGCACTCTACCGTTATAGGGAGTGATCTGAATTTCATTGGCATAAACCCAAAGTCAGTTTTGGGTACTTACACTGAAGGACAACGCCGCTCAGTTGAAACCTGGAACATATCTGACGATGGGCATAAAGTTTTTTATACAATGACCAGGACAGGATTTACTGATGACCTTGATGGCACAAAGGCTTTTGTCGGAGATGTCTTAGGGAAGTGCTGAGCTAATAAAAAACCGCCCGGAGGCGGTTTAGATAGCTTATCAAGCAAGCTCGCTCAGATAATGAATGCCGCCTGCTATCGTCAGGGATGGGTTCCCTTTAACGTGGCCATTGAATATAGCGCCGCCATGCAGCTCGCTTATCTTAATTTCAAGGTCCAGATTATCAGCACCGTTGAATACAGTAGTGTCATTCGGATTATGCCGCACCACGGTCAAAGATAGTTTGTTGCTTTCAAACACGCCTTTGTAATAACAAACGTAATCGCCACCGTTCAAATGCCCATCCCGGATAGATACGATTCCATCGCAATTTCCATTACGATTCACGTTGCTGTCAAAAATAACCTTATAAATTCCGTCTTTCATGGTCACTCCAAGTTTGCTTTGCCTTATGGCCTGAGCATTATATTATCCGTGATAAATGTATTCTTACCACTGTGAAACCAGTTTGAGACCGAGAATCATCATCGGGCGCACTCGCAAATGCGCCCCGTGATGATCAGCTCTTTAAATCGGGCAGGCCTTCACTTACTCGCCACGCCCTGACAGTCGAAATAACTTTCTCAGGCGTTGCATCATCATCATCGCTGTAGTAAATCAGGTCAGAGCCTTCAGGGTGCTCAGTTACTGCGATGAAGTTTTCCAGTAATTCATCTTGATAGGCTTCGCCTCGTTCAGCGCTACAAATTTCACTGACCAACTGAGTGAATTCTGCTTCCGTGTAATCTTCGAATCTTGGTTTCAACTTCATCTTCGACCTCTTCGTTTCCGGTGAAGATCATCTTACACGGTTTGTTCCGGCACATACTCCATCTTGAGCACGGCATCCGGCGCAAGGTATGCCGAAGCGCCTTCTTAGCAGGCAATGCCGATGGTGCCGTTTACCACTACAACTGTGACCGCTTCATGTGCCTTTCGAGTGCGTCACCAAGCTTTGTTGTGACTGAAATGCGACAGGTGTCGAAAATTTTTCTCACAACAAAACGCAAAGATTAACTTTCACAATTAAACTATAACACTGCGCAACTATATTTTTTGTTGCTCAGGGCTATTTCACTTCTACTTACGTCTGGGGATTCAAAATGAAGACAATATTTTTATTGGCTTTAACCCTGCTCGTCATTTCATCACCGTCATCTGCTAATCAACAGCAATTGTTTGCGCCAAAAACGAGTGAATTTATCTTAGGCGGTGAGGCGCCAAAGCTCGTCCCAGCCCAGTTTGCAACGTCAACAACTACTGGTGCCGGTAATTGCTCTGTAACAAAAACCTATATTGAGCATTATACGTGCAATGACAATATATCAAGATCAGTAACTTGCAGTGTATGGACAGATATGGGTAAAGAATGCCGCACTACATGCCAACCCAAGGTTTGTCCTGGTGGTTCGTAAATTTATGGGGCGGCATAACGTTATAGCGGTTATGCCGCACCTTTGAAAAATATTTGCCATCGGACTTACTGTTTTAATGCGCTCTAAAATGATCACTTCAAGCACTGCTCGTTGATGTACTGCTGCAATCCGGCTATTTGCTTTCCGGCGAGTTCGATTCGACTTCTGAGGGTGAAATAATCCCGTTCAGCGGAGTCAGTAAGTCCGGGGCTGGTTGCATCATCCACGCCGGCGGCGCCGGAGGCGGATTGCTTCGTGCAGGTGGCGTTGAGCTGCAACCGGCGCTTGCCAGAAGCAACGTCATCATGCAGCTGATCGATAGTTGCCTGAGCATCGGCTAATTCCTTCGTGTATTTCGCGTCGAGAGCAGCAACGCTTTGCTGCCGGCGCTGCATGTCGTTGATGGTTTCCTGCTGGGTTTCTGCCAGGCTCTTTGCCGCCTGGTATTTGTCCCTGTAGCTGTCAGCCAGCAAGGCAAACAGACATAGACATAGGCTCAGCAGTATGGCAACCAGAGAACGCCAGTTATTTGCCAGCCAGATCATCTGCATTCTCCGCCAGGCACATTGTCCGTTCCATATCCCGGCGGTTCATCAGTCCACGCCACTTCTGCCCGCCTGCATATATCCAGCGGCGCAGCTCTTCACAGGCGCCATCAACATCCCCGGCATTCAGGCGTTTCAGAAGCGTCGATTTAGAGAACGCGCTTGTGCCAACGTTATAGGTGAAGCTGTACAATGCAGCGCGCTGATATTCCCCCAGTGGAATTTTAACCATCCCGTCAACCGCCTTCTTTACTGGCTGCAGGTCATTCCACATCAGGCGATCGCATTCTCGGTCGGTGTACTTCTTGCCTTTGATGATGTCGTTGCCCGTATGGCCGTCACAGACCGTCCAGACCCCGGCAACATCCTTATACGGGTCGTATGCACGCCCTTCCACACCATCTTTGCCGCCAAGGAATACCGTAGCGATAAGCATGGCTCCGCCACCTGCGGCAGCGATCAGCTTGTTCCGCAGTGAGTTTGACATTGCCATGGGTTATTCCTCGGTGAGGCCGGGCGCGGTGGGCCAGCGTTGGAGCGCCTTGATCTGCGCCAGCGTGGCTTTGCGTTTGTAATACCAGTTGATGCCGAGCGTTAGCAGGGCGACCAGAATACCGGCCAGGACGCCTACAGCGCTCCACTCATCGGGACTAAGCCGGGTCAGAAGACCGTTGGCAATCGTCCCGGCTGACGCGCCATACGCTGCGCCTGAAGCCAGTTTGCTCATATCGATACTCATGTGACCCCCTCGGTAAGGGAGCTGGCTCAATTAGGAATTGTCTACTTTCTGAACTGAGCAAGCCCGGTTAGCTTTGATCTTGTCGAGAGAAAAAAGCACCGCCCTGCCGTTGCGTAGTCAACGTTGAAGAATCCGCCTGAGTGCGGATTTTTTTATGGATAAAAATCGCCCGCTGCCATGATTGGGAAATCCAAGTGTGCAGTGATTGGCAAGGACGAAAACTAAAAAGGCACCGCCGAAGCAATGCCTTTAAGATGAGCTAGGACTAAATACCTTCTTTGACTCTTTGCCATTCTCTTTTGAGAATTTGCTGGGAAAGGCTAACCAAATCATTCATAAGCAATAGAGTTTCAGTAAAAAGCTTTCCAAAAAGCTCGTTACCTTTATCTGAATTAACTAATTCTGAATTTATTTTCCTGATCCTTTCGAACAGTGTTGTAATTTTAAGATGCTCATCTTCCCTAGGATTCACCATCATTAAAATTTTAGATGACAATAATGAAACCTTGTCATTCCTCTCATTCATTTTAGTCAAGGCCGAGTCAAGTTCCTGAATAGCTTTTTCATATTCAAATTTAAAAATATCAGATCTGCTATAATCGGTTTTTTCTTCGATGTGTGTATGGAAATTCTTTATATAAACAACCTGCATTCTGTATTGATGAGTTGCATCAATTAATCCCGGCGCCTCAACAGTATACTCAGCAATAATGTCCCTGAGCCTGTTAATCCAGCTTTGACGGTTACCTGATAGCACCTGCATGTTAAAGTTGCGCTCAGCAATGATTATCTGTGTTTCTCTATCTTGTTTTAATGATTCTTGCTGCTTTTCTCTTTCTTCACGCAGAAATTCTTGCTGGTTCTCTCTTTCAGCTTTCACATTTTCAGCATTACGCTTAAAGGTCCACACTGCTATTGAGGCGGGTATTATACCGGCGACCAAGCTCACTAAGGCCGTTACAACTAAGTTTGTATAATCAGGCGGAGAGTCAACCACAATTTTAGGAAGGCTCCGAAGGGCAATAATCAAATCACTTGTTGAAGGATCATGAGTAAATGAGAACGGCACACCTTTCCAAGCCATGATGGTTTCCTTGCAAAAAAGAAACAACATACATGATTTTGATACCAACAAAAAAGCCCTCGCAGCTGGTGAGTCGGCAGGGCTTTTTGATTATCACAGGGTGATGGAACTCATTTAGTTCACGCATACAACAACAGAGCGCAACTTCAACTGTTAGGAATCATATCCCCAGCTTCCTGAAAAGTAAATAGCCCACTATAAAATAATAGGCTATTCCCAGTTGCGCTACGCAGTTACCTTATTCAACGCAGCATTAGCCCATGACTCTTCCATCTCCAGCTTGCCGATTAGCTGGTCATAGAAAGACTTCCCACTTCGATCCCATGTCGGCAGGCTGATGCTGTCGGTAATTCCAGAGATAGCCCTGAATGCCTCTACAGCAGGAATTCGCTCGAATCCCCGACCACAGCACCGCTTACAGTCACCCATTACCGGCACTCCCTGCCGTTCGGACTCTTTGCGCATTACCGCGCGCCCTCGCCCGTTACAGTCCCGGCACGCCGAAGACACAACGCCTTTGCCGGCGCAGGTTTTGCAGCGCACCCGAACCTGCTCACGCACTTCGCGTCGGCCGGCGCCAGACAGCATCGACTTCATCGTCACGACTTCCGCGGCGATAAATCCGGTGGCGCTGCAGCACTCGCACGGCTTAACGCTGGCGGCGCTGCGGCAGTAATCGAGGTAGGCGTAAGTTGCGAGCACTTGCATCACAGCTGGTTTAATATCATTTTCAAGCTTGCGAAGGGCGGCAACCCGATCGCAGGTCTGCAGTGCAAAATCAGTTAACAGGGATACGGCGCGTCGGGCGTCGTTCTCGCTTACTCCCACCTTCCCCATGAAGGCTGCATAACCCAGCGGCGCGCGGCTTTGCGTCATGCCCATGGCAGCTACATAGTCGGTGCCGGTCATCGCGTCTGGCGATGTTTGTGGCGCTGTGCCACTGAAGTTCTGGCCCTTCGGGAAGTGGTACTTCACTGTTGCTTCAAGGCTCATGCTGCATCTCCTAAATTAAAATCAAAGTCCAGCTGTCCGCCAAATATTTCGCAGGATTCGGAACAGGAGCCGCTGTCGAATTTTTTGGCTCGGGTCATGGCCTGATAAAGCTGCTGATAATCCTCGTCGGCATACATGCTGGCGATACCATCCAGGGAGAGATGCCCGCGGTACATGATCTGCTTCGGGGTTTCTCGATGACCTTCCCGGACATGTTTACCTGTAGTCACATCGTTAAAGACCCTCACCAGGCCGGGCTCATCACGAGTAGCAAGGCCAAGCTTTGGCGTAGATTTTTTGATGCAAAAGATGCAGTTTCCCAAATGCTCAGGAATCTGAAGATCGAATGGCTGATTTTTCCACCAGCGGAGAATGTCCGACTTTTCAAAATCAGTTAACTCAGCCAGGTAGCGGATGCCGGCCTTTGGCGTCAGTCGTTTCGGTTCGTCCGACCGAATGCCGATCCAGGTTGTGTAATTTCCCCTGCCGAAATGGTCATCGCAGTACTTTTTGAACGGCACGAGCTTAAGGCGATCCGTGCAGAACGCACCTCCAATGTATGGAGTGCCGTACTTTTTGACCATGTCGATAAAAGGTTTAAGCGGAGGCATGCGGGTCTGAATATCTTCTGGTTTCCAGACTGTATATCCATTTGCCTTCCCAAGCTCAGGGTTGATATCTACCTGCAGAACAATAAGCGGGATGTCCCAAAACTTAACGATCTCTCTGACAAACCGATAGGTCATGGGATGCTCACAGCCGGTATCCATAAAAACATAATGGACCTCTTCGCCCGCCCTTCGCTTTTGCTCCATGAGATACACGAGATAGGCTGATGTTCTACCGCCAGAAAAACTGACAACGTTGATCATGCTGCTTCGCTCCTCTGCTTAATGAGGTCTCTGGTTTTCTGCCGGTAGTGCGCCGCTAGCTCTTGCAGCTCTTCGCGCGTCCACTTCTTCAGCTCGTGCGGTCCCATCAGGCGATCGAAAGCAGCTTGGCCGATTTTCTTAATCAGGTTTGGCGTGTAGTTTTCGATGTTGCCGGAGAGGTGCTGGTTACAGGGAACGCACTGCTTATGGCAGTTGCTTTCGTCGTAACGGGTGGCCGGTGACGCGCCGCGGGTGCGGTAATGTCCGGCGTCATACTTTCCATCGTGGAATCGTCCGCAGCTGATACAAGGCGCTTCTGCGTCGCGGGTGCGGATATATTCGTTGAAGGCGGACTGGGCTTGCTTATGGAAGTAACTGAGGGGCTGTACTGCTAACTTGCGGATTTTTGTGTGACGCTTTTCCTGCTGGGTCTCTTCACGTCGTCGTCGTTCTGCTTCCTGTTTCGCTTTCTGCCGGTCTTTCTCCCGCTTGGCCAGTGCAATTACGGTTCCACACTCTGCGCCGCACCACCACTGATTTTGAAAGGCAGGATAGAACCATTCGCGGCAGTCAGGGTTTTTACAGCGGCGTCTGATCTTCTTCATCGCCCCCTCCGTGCATTCTGAAGTTGTCGTCTTGCATCCAGGCGGCGCAGCAGCGGGCGCAGGCATACACCCAGTCCGGCGGCAATGCTGAACCGCAGCCAGCGCAGCTGATAGCAGACATATCGCCAGATGGTGTGGAACGGGACGTAGTCGAAGTGCTCGTAATACCAGGTGTCTTCTTCGCAGATTTCACAGTTCACCCCGAATCGGTGCTTATCCTCACTGGTCAGCACGGTGTTGCAGCTACAGCAGCGCTTACGCCCAGCATTTGTGCTCATAGGTCGTGTCTCTCCGTGGTTCGCGATTTCCCTCGGGCAGCAGCGCGCTGATCAGCCAGAGGCGGGGATCGGTGGCGAGTGTCTTTTGGGTCTGAATGTTGCGGGCGGCGTAGCGTGAAAGGAGTTCGTTGGCGGTGTCGGTATCTACCGGATCATGAGTAAACCAGGTTTGCCGCATGGCTGCCCCCGTTTTTTCTCAGATACTCCGGCCAGTGCTTTTCGAGGATACGCTTCGGGACATGTAAACCGAGCCCCATCACGTTGGCTTTGGTTTTCAGCGTGCTGAGCGGTTTGTTGATCGCCCTGGCGATAACCGGCGCCGGGACCTTTCCGGCCACGCGCTCGACGTATTCAAGTTCCTGCTGTGTCCAGGTGCTTCGTCTACCCATTTTGTTTTTCCTTCAGATTCATGTATTCGCTGTCGGCCGGCACCGTCAGTTTGCAGCCAAGGCTCAGCGCCCAGCCTTCCACCTGAGTGAGGTAGAAATGCATGTCGCCGGTGTCGAGG